CTGATAGCTCGTCCAATCCCCAGGTGGATCACACACCAATGATGTGGTGGTTGTCTCCCCTAGCTTCAGACCTTGGTAGTCAGCATTGGTGAAGCGCACCACCGCCACTGTCTTCTCCGCCGGTGTGTACGGAATGGTGAATGTCGTCTTATTGGTGGTCGCGTCATACGCCGCAGTCACCGTTGCTGATGGTGCAATGAACCCTGACGTTGGATACTGCAGCAACCTGTCCAGATGGATCTGTGGTGTTGTCTTCACCTCGATCTCATCGTTCAGCTGCAGGCAGAAGTACGTGCCCGTACTGTCCGTCACCAGCATGTAGAGAGCGTTGTCCATGAACTTCACCCACTGCACATCTTGGTTGAATTCCCAATGACTCCAGCTGCGCTGGATCTTCTGTTGCCCAACCTCACCTGTCTGCCACAGGTACTTGTAGACAAAGACATCTTTCCTGTTGGTCGGTGACACGATCACCGCGGCATCGATGTTCTGACCTACATCCCAGTGCGTGACTGAACCAGTGATGTATTTCGGCACATAGTTCGTGACGTCCAGGCTGCTGCCTAGGTTCAGACCCAGCTTGGTGTTGCGCTGGTTGTAGAAGTTGAACTCACGGAAATGCGTATAGCCAAAGTATTCCGTGGCAAATAGAACCTGCGCACCAGACAGTTTGGGCCTGACGTTCGGGTTCATCTCCAGATTGCTAAGCCGGAAGATCTCACCCGTTAGCGGAGTCAATACATCTGCATCAGCTGCTCGCACCTGGAACTGTGAGGTGGACGAGAATGCAAGGATGCTGTCCTCAACAGGGATCATCCATTCAATTGGTGAGCTGCGTTCACTGGTGCCACGCAATCCAAATGGATCCGTTGCCTGCACAGCAAGCGACGTGTCATTGAAGAAATTAAAGATGTCATCTGTCTCGCTGAACTGCACTGTCTCCTCAGCTGCCACCACATAGCGGCTGCGAAACAACGCATGATCCCTGATCTTTTTGCCAACAAACTCAGGGTCAGGTGATGAGATGTCATCACCAGCTGTGCGCTCTGCCCACTTCGGAAACGTGTACTTGTATTCCTTGCCATCAACGGTCTGCGTCTCCTCGGCTCCATCCGCTGGCCCAACAAAGAACACGTCTTCAGCTGCGCGATAGATGACCAGTGGCATGGTGTTGGAATCCAGCGCATAGGTAATCCCTGGCTTAACTGTCTCCTGCCAGGCACCATCGCCAAAGTCACCTGAGCCGAACGTGCTGAACTTCAACCAGCGGTTATCGACGGTTGTTGATGGGTCGCTTTCCACTTCAACGACATACCCGTCAGGCGCAATGACTGGCAGGTTCGCCAGGCTCTGTACCTTTGTCGTAAACGCATTGGCCAGTTCGCTGCTGCGGCCGTCGTCGATCGTTATCTCAAAGTCGCTGTTGTCATCCTTGGTGACATAGATGACGTACTGCTCAACCCGTGCGGTGTAACCGCCCTGCCCATTGATCTGGCCCTGCAGTTCGGACGCAACGATTGATGTGCTGATGACGTTGTCGTCTGCCCCAGCGTCAGGCGTGGTGAAGCTCGCAACCTCGCTGCCGTTGATCTTCACCGTATAGGTGACGTTGTATGCAACAGCTCTAATGAACACCAGGCCTTTGCCTGTTTGCTGAGCAACGGTCGTGGGATTGTATGCAGTTTCCTTCTCACGGTTGAGCAGCAGGCCAACAGGACCAGTGCTAATCAGCGCGTACTTTTTGTAGTAATGCTCTGGATCGTTATAGATGTAGGAGTCGCTGTTGCCAGTGATGATTCCGTTGACAGCACTCAACCCAGTGCCATGGGTTTTGATTGTGGCTGGTGTCCCGTTACGCCGCAGGTCGATGAACGTTTGATCAGTACCAGGGCGGCACAGGATTGAATACTGCTCGCCCTGTTTGATGTCCATCATCTCCAGATAGAAATCCGTGAGGATGTCATCGCTGATCTTGGACTGAAGCCGCATCGCGTTCCGCTTGGTCAGTCCCTCCACAGGGCTGGACCAACCGTTGATCTGCCGCGTGCCTTGCCCCGGTGTACGGAGATGCGGCGGCTGTTGCGAGACACCTTGGATCAACGTATCCAGATCACGACGGATCGGTGCGCTGGCTTTGTCAGGTGTTTTGCCCTTACGGAACTTCGACTTGGTGCGGGCCATTAGCGGACTCGGTAACGGGTGCCACCTGCTGGGATGTAACCAATGCCCTGGGTTGCCCCGCGGTCATTGCCCCACAGCAAGTTGTTGTTGAGGGTGTTCTCTTCTGACCGGATCAACAGCGTCCGTGCTTGATCCTCATCCGCCACCGTGTAGGTGAAGACGATGGAGCTGGCGACATAGCGATCAGAGAAGATCCGAGCGCTACGGATGGTGATGTACTGCTGAGCAGCATGGGGTAGTTCATCCCATGGCAGCTGCGATACAACCTTGGCAGCAGTGATCGGAGCATTGTCAATCACTGAGCCAAAGTCATACCGCTGGCTGTTGCGGTCATAGACCCGCAGGCCCCGCATCACGTACTGAGTGTCGGGGTAGGTGTTGGGTGAGAAGTTGACAGTCAGAGTGTTGCCAGGAACAACGTATGTCCCTTGTGCAGTTGGGTTGATCTGCACGGATTCATCAGTGTTCCAACTCCATGCTTCTGACTGCACATCACGACTGACCTCTTGCAATGTGCGTTGAGCCATCGCTTGGTCAGTGACCTGGCTTATGTCATCAGAAAGGCTGGCGACTCCAGCCTCTCCAATGGTTGCCAGCACTGTGTTTACAGCCTCTAGCTCAGTCATTTCGCAGACTTAGTTGTGGTTGCTTTGACTGCTTGTGCTTTTGGTGCTGATGTTGGGTAGCCCTCTGTTAGGTCATTACTGAGAGCGACAATGTCAACAACTGCAGCAGGGTCAAGCAGTTGATCGTCTTGCCATGTCCAGTCGGCCACTGTGCCGTCAACCTTGATAGTTGTTGCCATGAAAAAAGGGGCATTGCTGCCCCTAAGTTAATCTCCCCTCGCTAGTGAAACCAGATCACAGAGAGTTAGAGATCTCGACGCAGCACTCAGGACGCAGGCAACCAACGCCCAGGGCGAACTTGGCAGTCATCAACGTGGCGTTATACATCACGTCGTAATCATTGCCGGTCATGCCCATGCTCAGGTCACGCAGTTTCACAACACCTGCTGAACCTTTCTGGAAGGCAAGCATCTTGGTGTTGCTCATGTCTGCAGTTGACTTGACCACAGATCCATTGCTCACATAACCCTGCTCACCACTCTTAGCAGTGACAGAACCCTGAGCAATGTTGTTGCTGCTGTAGATAGAGAAGCCAGCAAGCTTGGCGATCTGACCTTCCTTGTAGGAACCATTGGTTCCGTTCTGGTTGAAGTCAAAGTTCACCGCACGCGATGACTGAATCAGGGTGTAGTAGCTCTCGGGAGTACACACCAGGACGCGGCCCTCTTTGCTGACATCCTTGGAATCCAAGGCTTCAGCTGCAGCAAACACACTGGCGACAAGATCGTCAGCAGTGGGGGTTGCTTTGTTGATGTCGATGACAGTACCGGTGCGGTACGGATCATCGGGGCTCAGGCCTGCAGGCAGGTTTGCAGTCAGGTCAGCGGTTGAGGTGCGGGCACCCAGTGCAATCGTGCGAGCCAGACGCTTGTCATGCTCACGGGCCAGTGCTTCACCCAGCTCGGTCGAATAGATCGAACGGATGTCGTAATGAGCCTTGGCCTCTTGCAAGCTGTAGAGCGAGCAGTCAGCGATGAGGTAGTCATCAATGCGGATGACAACCTCGTTCTGCGCCATGTCACCCTGGCCGACGATCATCTCGCCGGGAGTGTGATACTTAGCAGTGAAGCGACCAGTCACAGGGAACTGCGCTGAGCGTCCGTTCTGGATGGTGCGGGTTTGCACCAGACCCTCGAAGATGTTTGTCCGCTTGAAGGCCGTTAGCACCTCTCCGGAAAAGACCTTGAGAAATAGGGCGTTGTCCTTATCCCAAGTTCCGGTGTCGGCGTTAATAGCACCGGGGGTGGACAGTGTTAGTGAAGGGGCAGCCATTTGTCAGGACTGTTGTTGTTGTGAACAGTGACCAACCGGTGCATCACGCATCCCCACTTCTGTTGTCCTTAGGTACGCAGTGCGGCTAAGGGAACAGATCCTGTGGTGTTGAATCTGCTCCCATTCTTACAACAAAGTCAACGTTGGTTAAACACATTGCTGACTGCAATGCGTTGCTCAACCTCTTTGATGTACGCCGGGTCATTCCCATAGCGAGGGTCCTGCATTGCTGCAATCACCTGCGCTTCGGATGCAAACCCACGCACGTCATTGGTTGGAGCACGACCGCCAGTCAGCTTGGGTTCATAACCCGTCGCCATCATGTAGTCGTATTGAATGCCCTTCACCTGCGCAAGGATTGATGCTTCATCCCCATCGTTCAAAGATTCATTGAACGCTGAGATGCGTGATGCATCCAGGTTTTGACTGGCCCAACCAAGCAACGCCGTCAACTTCTCTTGACCGCCGGTCTGTTTGAAGATGCTTTCGCGGATCTGCTGAGCCTCCTCTGCTGATCTGCCGCCTTCCTCATCATCATCGTCATCGTCTGACTCATAGCCAGCCCCCGGTTCCTCTTCCTCTTCCTCGCCACGCAAGCGTTCGTTCTCGCGCTGCAGGTTCTTGTAGGCCTCAACCAGATCGTCCTGGCTTTTGTACTTGCCAAGGATTAGATCCTCGCTTTCCTCTTGCTGCTCAGGGGGCTGGCCGCCTGTTGCCTCGTCGTACAACTCTGCGCGAGCTGCATCAACTCTGGCCTGTTCATCAATGGCGCCTTGATCGGCAGTGTTGTCCTGCCCAGTTTCAATTACTGGCATTGCTATCAGCGGATAAAGTTGTCAGTGATAATCATTTGGCCACCGTCAGGCAGTGGCCTTAAGTGTGAGCCGGGCTTGACCTTTTCCTCAGGCTGCTGCTGCTGTTGGTCCACCACTGGGGACTGCCGGCGGCGGCGCGTTGAAGACTCCGGAGTTGGCTGCATTGCTAGCAAGTTGCTCCTCTAATGCTACCTTCTGTTGTTGACTTTGTTCGGCTTGTAGTTCTTCCTCAGTCTTAACAAGTCCAGCAATATCAATGCCATCGCTAGCTGCAAACCTGCGAATCAATTCAGTTGGATTGATCAGTGACAACATCTGCTCTGGTCCCAGTGCTGCACTTGTGACCTGCAGGAAGTTGGTCAACCGTTGCTTGTCATTGCCGCGGCCAATAGCTTCCAAGCCAGTGGTGATCTGTGGGTCAACCAAGTCAACAGGAATCGGTGGGATCTCACCCGCTTGCTCCATCAGGAACAGCACCCGCTTGATCAACGGCAGCTGCAACTCTTGGCTCAGCATTGAGTACACACCCGCCAGGCCAGACTCCAGCTGCTCAGCCATCAGCCTGATCTCTTCTGCTGTTACCCGTTCAGCATCACGCTGCACTGATTCATTCATCAGGAACGTGAAGCTGATCCGCCTCTCCAACAACTGAATGGTCTGCAGCGCCACGCTCATGTCTGCTGCCTTGCCAACCTGCAACGCCTCAACATCAGCAGCATTGCCGGCAACGATCGCACCGTTCTCTGCACGCGCCAGGCTGTCAGCTCGGGTCACACCATTGGGGTTGACCAAGAACATTGCCTTGGCACTGATCAAGCTGCCCTCAACAATCGCCTTGCTCAGCGACTCCAGGCTGTTGAGATCACCCAGCACTTCCTCGCACAAGCTGCGGCCATAGCTCTCGCCTGCAATCTTGTGCAGCCTGAGCACCAACCAAGGGCAGTTATCAATACGGCTAAAGCCACGGGATCCCTTGACTACCTTGCCGTGAAATTCTTGGTGCCACTCAACACGATCTTCAGTCGCGTCGAACTTGACGTGGGTATAGATGTTGTTGGCCTTGGCCTTGCCGCTGGCTGAATCCTCATCAGGCTTCTCACCTTCGGGCAGGTACTTATCGCTGACCGTTTCTTTGATGACGACTTCGCTGACGTTGCCCTCCGGGTCACGGTCAACCACGTAACTACGCAGTGACCACATCCGCAGGTTGTCTGGGCCGACATACAGCAGAGCGTTGCCACCAACAATCAAATGTTTGATGGCCTCGAACAACGCTGGCCTGGTCTGCATCTTGTCCAGTCGCCCCAGGATCTGGCGCTCGATGCTGGACAGAGCAACGTCTAGTTGGCTGAGGGTCTCCTGCTCTTCCCCGCCGGTCTCCTCCAGGTACTTACGGACCTGTCCCTTATCAATCACCAACCGAAAGAATGGTTGGCTTGGGGGATAGAGAGCAAGCAACAGCTTCGCGCTGATCGAACTACAGCCGCGGGCTCCTGCCCCTTGATACAGGCTGCGCAGTCTGTTGTAGGGCTCGGCTCCCGTCTGATAGTTCTCGTCACTCTCGGGGATGAGAGACGGGATGGTTAGTTGACTGCAGTCAATAGCTCGCCGCAGGTAAATGCTGCGATACATCGACAGGTCATCGAACCTGGCTTGCGCTGTGTTTTTAGTGGTGGCCATTAGGCGAGCTGTAGACCAGCGAGGGGATTAGCGGTAGTGCCCAGGCCACTGAGGATTGTCAGATCACTGAGTTGGTTGTTGGCTGCCTTGCGATCAGTCTTGCGCTGGTCGCCGTAGCTGATCGACAACGCATTGGGGTTGGCCTGCGGCACAAATGCATTGCGCATGTTGTCGGCACGTTGATTGGCTGCAGCCAGGGCAGCGTTAGCTGATGCCAACTGCTGCGTCATCATCTGATCAAGGCCTTGGAACTTCTGGTCGTAGCCAGACTGAATGCCAGCCAAGGTTTCAGCGTTGGCTGCATTGATGTCTGCAATCCGTTGTTCAGCTTCCGCTGCTTGCTTGTCAAGAAGATCCTGAAGGGCACTCGTGTCGGGGCCAGCGGGGGCAGCGCCACCACCACCACCACCACCGCCACCACCGCCGCCGGTCAGGCCGCCGCCAAGGATGTCGTTCAACCTATCCAGAACTTCCTGGTTGCCACCGGAGCTGGGGTTCCTGTTTGCAAGGTCACGAGCTGCCCTGTTCCCGGCATCGCGATCCTGCCCCATCGCTCCAACAATGTCCTCGAACTTGCCGCTGTCGCGGTCATAAGTCTTTGGCTTGCTGTCGTTGTTATTCCGGTTTTTGTTGTTGTTCTT